CCTTCTAAAGTATAAGGCAGTTTGTATTTGTCTGTTACTCTTTCACCGTCTTTACCAACGTATTGAACCTTTAACCATTCCTTGGCCTTTTCGTCTAAGTCTTTTTTGTAGGCTTCGAAAGCTGCGTAAAGTTCATCAGGTGACTTAAATATTCTTGTTGGGTGCATTTATTACCTCCTTGTATAATTCTAATCTTAATTCGTTTACCTTTTCTATATTGTGATTATCTTTGACCTCATTGTAAAGGTTTTCAGATAGTTCACTTCTTAACTCGGGCAAAGTTATGAGTTTTTTTATTTGTTTAAACCATTCTTTTTTATTTGCTGTCAAACAGTTCTTTTTATTATTTGCTATATTGGTGTAAGGATATTCATCTGAAACGATTACGGATACCTTCTTTGCACCCATTTCAAGCATTTTCAATTCAGACTTGCATCTATTAAAGGGTGTATCTTTTAGAGGGATTAAACCAATATCAAACATATCGTAAGCACTGGCATAAGTGAAGGCATCCATTCCGTTTATTCTGCAGTATTGTTCTTGACTTATTCTGTAACCACTTGTGAAAATGTTTTCGTACTCTTTCCACATAGCATCGCCTTCAATAAATCCGCTCAAGATTAGTCTGTACTTGTTTTGAGTATCGGGGTCTGACTTTAATTGTAGGAATGATTCAGCAAGTAGTACTAAATCGTGGTGATGTGTTACCGACCCGCTCCAACCTATTTGAATTAAGTCCGTTTTCATTCGCTTTACTTTTAGGTCAGGTTTGAATTGATCCTGACTAAAGTCGATTGCATTTGGAATAACGTGAACATTCTTATTTAAAGGACTCACCATGTTTGCAAGGTGTTCAGTCGTTACCATTACTGCATTTGCTTGCTGTAAGTTGTAGGTAATCTGTTGAGCGGTCTTTTTGTTAACCCAATCTTTTTTAAGTGGGTGATTATGTGGCAACACCCATGTATCATCCCTATCAATTATAACAGGTATCCCAATTCTTTTAAGTTGTTTCCAAAGTATTTCCTGAAAACCCATTTTCGATACAACCGAACTTGAAATGATTAAATCGAATTGATGAAAGAATGAGTCGGGCAAATGGTCAATGATGTGAGCAGTTGTTATCTCGACTTCCTCAGATTCGTTTATCTTTCCATGTGGAATTAAAAGACGGTGATATTCAACTCCGCTTATTTTCTTGTCACAAACTTGAAGTATTTTCATTTTTCAAAAACTATTTGTTCATGCCCTAATTTCCATTGTGAATATTCAACTAACAATAATCCACACCGCCCTGCCATTGTTAATACATGGTCGAGTGAATAAATCCAAATATGTTCAGTTTCGTGGAATTGCTTTTCATCCATAATATCAGGTTCGAACATTATAGGTGCTTGAATTATTAGCCTGCCACCTTCGCAAAGTAATCGGTGGCACTCTTTTAAAAATGCCATCCCGTCTTCAACGTGTTCGAATACGTCTAAAGCTATGATGTTTGAAAATATACCGCTTTCAAAGTCCTTTGATACTTCGGGGAATAAACCAAAATACAATTCAGTTGATTGGCAAAGACTTTGAATATCGTGTCTATATCTTTCGTCAACCTCTATGCCATGTGTTTCGTAATTTGCGGACAAATCACCCATAAGTATTCCAGGAGCGCAGGCAATTTCTAAAACTCTTTTAGGTTCAATGTCTGTAATCCATTTCTTTACAAGTTCATTCTTTTCAGTCACATTGAAAACTTGTTCATGAATAGTTGAATGATTTTGTTTTGAACTCCAATATTCATCTTTGTAGATTTCTTTTGGGTCTTTGAAGTGGTTAGACTTGTAACTGCCATTAGGTAGCTTTGTGTAATGTTCTCTCATTTTTAAAATTGGTTTAATGCATATTCAAATCCTTCTTGATTAAATATGTCAAATGCTTTGCCCCCACATGGAATTACATTCGGGCATCCGAAATAAGTTTCTAAGATTCTATTTGATTTTAGTTGTTCAGATATTGCAAAGTTCATTGATTGATTGCCTATAAATACTTTACAATTGTTAATTAATTCTGCAACGTGATAAAAGTTAATTGCTTCAACGTATTCTAAACCATTGATAATCTTACTCATTAAATGATACTCATGTTCAGTACCTACAAAGTATTTTGCGTTATCGTATTGATTGAGTATTGAATAATCTATTTGTCCATTTTGGTAGCGTTCAGTTCTATTAATTAAAATTGCATCTTCTAAATTTTTATAATTTTGAACTTTTATTGTTGGTTCAATTAAATCACAAGTCAATTCAGGAAAAGCCTGAAAGTACCACCTCGATATATTTCCCGCTCCTAAGTTCAAACCGATTGTTCTGAACTTGTCTAAATCGTAATCAACTTTTTGACCGTTGTAGACCAACACATCTTCGATAAAATTGGTAGCTAATAACAATGGCTTGAGCATAGTAGCCATGTACTTATTCAACATCACGTTACCTAATGGGTGAACGAACCCTTTAACATAGTTAGCAGGTTGGTCTATGTGTAAGTAAAGTATTGCCTTATCATGTGCATTATAGCAGGCTTGACGTATTGCAGGCAAGCTATACAGAATGTCACCTGCGTTTCCTGAATGTTTTAACTTTAGCATTTTGTTTTATTTCGGGTTTAAAATTATCGAATGGCAAAAAAACTACTCTTAATAGTTCTCTAATGCAAGACTGGCAAGATAGGTTTCTTGGTGGCGGTCCATGCAATTTCGCATAAGCATCTTTTACTATCTCGTAATCAATGTTGGTAAATTCGCTGTAATGATGTTCTTTGTACGTTTCCCACTTGCCCTTAAGTGGTAAAAGTAAATTGTATATTTCTTCTGTCATGGTCTGTTTAAGTAATAATAAAGGTATGATGAACTAAAACCGTATAAGATTATCTCTAAAGGGTTAATGTCGTAATATGCGGCAATTATGCACCCCGTCCAAAAGGATAGGCAATAACCACAAGAAAAGGGTTTAATCGGGTATATCTTGAATAGTTTCTGACTCCATTCAATTATTAACTCAGATATTACATATCCACTCGACACGCTCATTAAGCATATTATTATAAAGTTTATCATTTTTTAGTTTTATTTTTTCAATCGCCAATCTTATGGCGTGCCTTACTGATTCGTATTTAATACCGACTTCCCTTGACACGTCACGATAATTTCCAAATTTGATGTAAAGTTTTAAAAGTTCCTTTTCGTAAAAGTCTAAGCATTCAATTTCACTTTCAATAGATTCAATAAGCTGTTTAAATTTACTTTCAAAGCCTTCATTGATGTTAGTTACCTCTTTTATCTTTGCTTCGCTTAAATCATATCTATCGTCATTGTGATGGTACTTATGATAGAATGGTGATGTCTTTGAGTTGAATGAGTTTGAAGCAATACGGATAAACAGCCATTTCAAATAGCCTTCTTTACTTGCATTAAGTACCTTAGCTTCATCCATCTCTAAAAAAACCATGATAGTTTCGTGAAATAAATCTTCGCAAAGTGAAGGAGGCGCAATATTCTGACAAACTTTTTTGAATTGTTTATCTAAATACAACGCCTCTATTATTTGCTTTTTATTCACTAATTAAGACTAACCCTCCCATTCAATTAAGCGAGTTTCGATAATCTCTCTATTTTCAGTTCTATAAACTTCAATCATTCTTTTAGCAATCTTTTCTGTGTTGTAAGAATAACATTCTCCGTCACTATACAGATTAACCCATGCTTGGAACTTTTTTGGTTTGGGGATTAGGAATAGGTCAAATTCAGATTCTTCTCTTATAAATTTCCATGAGCCATCATCGTTAAAAGTTTCAATAGTACCATCAACTAATGCAGTAATTTTAACGACATTCAATGCAGTTGGATAATAAACTATTTGCTCAGGTTTTCTCCCATCCCTACAAATCGCTTCAAATTCTCCTGATTGGTACTTTTCCCAATCGAATGGTATTCTTTTGTTTTCTTTTTCCATGTTTTTATTGTTTGGTTTTTAGCGGGATTGAGAGGACTCGAACCTCTGACCTTTTCGTTAGCACTCTATTGGCTGCTTTGACGTTTTTTCGTTCTAACCAACTGAACTACAACCCCTTTTATTTTACTTTATCTTTTCAATTGTTCACGATAAAGTTTCATCCCCTCTATCACCCATTGTCTTTTAGAATCATTGTAAAGGATATAATCTTTAGCTAAAGATTCTATATCATTGTCAGATAGTATAAGTATTTCTATTGGGGTTAATTTAGTCATAGACAATTGAACATTTATTTCTAAATTATGAAATGACCTTAACATTGATAATATATCTTCTTCTGTATATAATTTCATAGATTTTAAATTTAGTGACTATTTACTTTACTTAATCTTTTCAATTGCCTTCAAAATTGCCTTCTCAGCTATCTCTCGTGCATTGTCTCGGCCTAATTTGTCAACGTGGCCAGACTTTGGATAAATGCAGAATTGAATTATTCTTTCTTCGGGGGGTTTAGCTTGCCCCCCTCTTTTGCGTATTGTCATTTGAT